TCCCGCATATCCCTGGCGTGGGGATCCACAAGCCGACGCAGCAACCTCGTCGTGGTGGATTTGCTGCTTCCCTGCTCACCATTGATAATGAGGATGGGGTAGGGTCCCCCCACCTTGAAAGCGCCCACCAGCCACGCGGCCAGCAGCACAATATCTTCGGGCTTTGCCCTGACATGCTTCCCCAGCAACTCCACAAGGTTGCCGCCCCCATCCGGCACAATCTGCGGCAACATGCCATTGGGCCTATAGAAGCGGGGGGTATCGCCCGTCTGGCGACAAATCCGCCAGAAGCCACCTTCCCACTTCACCACTTCGTGGCTATCGCTGCCCAAATCATACCAGATTGTCTTGTTGGTTTCGCCGCCAACCCTGACGTAGGCGGGAAGCATGCGCTGGCTGGCCAACGCGGTTCCGACGCAGTAGGCCTTCAACTCCTCCACCGCTTTCCCACTTGGCAGCTTTCCTGGCGCATTTTGCGCCGCCACCATATAAATCAACCCGGTGAAGGCTTCACTCTTCACGGGGACTGTATGCCGGATCGCATCGACCCACAAATCCACGAAGACATCGCCGTTGGGGGTGCGCCACGGCTTCAGCCTTTCCGCCGCAATCTTGAAGAGACCCGCCGGTCCCAGAATCGTGGAATCTTTCTTCTCGTCTTCCATAGTCATCTCCTTCTCTGCACGAAGCGCGGCCACCCTAACACCGGCCTCCGCGACGCGCAACCCCCAAAATCGCCACTTGACAACTCTGGAAGTTTTCTGCCATCATGGTGAGGCCCCCCGCCCACCTACCCCAAATTTCATTTTTTGGACGCTCACAACCCTCACGGCTAACCCATTGAAATCATTGGATTGTGAAGGTTGTGAAGGTTCCCCCGCAACATTTTCCCCACCTTATATACTTTCTTCATGGGGAAAAGTAGGGACTCCAACCTTCACAACCTTCACAAACTCAATGATTTCAAGGACTTAGGGCGTGAAGGCGCCGTCAAATTCAACCCTCACAACCCTCACAACCGCCCCCACTTTACTAAAATTTTAGGCAAATGCCACACGTCCGAAGGGCGTGCAGTCGCTTCCCCCACCCCATTATCCCCACATTTTGTGTGGGTACTGAAGTGTGGGAGGGGGGCAAGGATACCCTACAGAGAAAATTTTGGGGAGGCAACCCAAATTTGAAATTGCTGTTAGCGCAAGCGGTGGCAATCCCAATCCACCATCTTGTGGATGAGTTGGGTGAAGGAGGTTTCGGGTTCCCACCCCAAATTTGAAATTTTGGTGGGGTCGCCTTGGAGGATGTTGACTTCGGCGGGACGTAAGAGGGTGGGGTCGAAGACTACGTGGTCTTCCCAGCGGAGGCCCACGCGGTCAAAAGCGTGGAAGAGGAAGTCGCGGATGCTGTGGGTTTGGCCTGTCGAGACGACGTAGTCGTCGGGGTTGGGTTGCTGGAGCATTAGCCACATGGCTTTTACGTAGTCTCCGGCGAAACCCCAGTCGCGCTTTGCGTCGAGGTTGCCGAGGGAGATTTTCTTGAGTTTGCCGTTGAGGATGGCGGCGATGCCGAGGGTGATTTTGCGTGTGACGAATTGGGGGCCACGCAGGGGGGATTCGTGGTTGAAGAGGATGCCGCTGGAGGCGTGGAGGTTGTAGGATTCGCGGTAGTTGCGGGTGATGTGGTGGCCGAAAAGTTTGGCTACACCGTAGGGGCTGCGGGGTTGGAAGGGGGTGGATTCGTTTTGGGGTGCGCTGCTGTTGCCGAACATTTCGGAGGTGCTGGCTTGGTAGAATTTGGTGCGGGGGCTGTGTTGGTGGATGGCTTCAAGGAGGTGAAGGGGGCCTAGTGCGTTGACTTGGGAGGTGGCTGTGGGGTTTTGCCAGGAGGAACCGACGAAGGATTGGGCACCGAGGTTGTAGATTTCGTCGAAGCCCATGGAGACTATGCGGGTTATGTCGGAGGCGTTGGTGAGGTCGCCTTGGTGGAAGGTGATGCGGGAATCAAGGTTGAAGAATTGGAGGTTTTTGAGGTTGGGGGAGTGGCTGCGGATGAGACCGTGGACTTGGTAGTTTTTGGAGAGGAGGAAGTTGGCGAGATAGGAGCCATCTTGGCCGGTGATGCCAGTGATGAGGGCGCGCATGGGGGTTTCCTGGGGTTATTGGAGGTGGCTGCGGAGGAACCACGCGGCTTTGGAGTGGTATTCCTGTTTTTCGGCGAAGAGGTTGCTGGTGGCGGGATCGGTGGTGGTTTCCTGGGAGGCTTCGGAGGAGAAGAGGGCCAGCTTTTCGTGGTCGAGGGCCAGGATTTCCAGGATTTGGGTGTCTTTGGGTGTCTTTTTGGGGGTGGGGTCGATGGAGAAGGTGGCGTCGAGGGAGGTGAAGGGGGTTGGGGTGAGGGAAAGGGACCGCATTCTCTCGGCAATGTGGTCGGCGGATTCGGAAAGGGCTTTGTATTGGGTGTTGAAGAGGTCGTGGAGGGCCGAAAAGTGGGGTCCGGTGACGACCCAGTGGAAGTGGAGGGTCTTTAGGGAGAGGGCGATGGTGTCATCGAGGAGGGATTGAAGGAGTTTTTGGGACATTTTGGGGATTCCTGAGGTTTGGGAAAGTTTATCATGTAGGGGAAGCAACGTGAAGCCCAAAATTTTGAAAATTTGTGTCTATGGTACCAACCACCAACCCAACACAAAGGGGGTGGTTTTTCCCCCTGGGGGTCGATGCGGCCGCCGCCAGCAGCACCCACCCCATAGCATTTTACTAAAATGCAAGATATTGGGTAGCAAGCAAGGCCACTAGCCGTGAGGCTAGTAGCCCTGCCGCCTAGGCGGATCAGTCGATCAGCGCGGCCAACTCCGGATCGACCGTCTTGCTGGCGGTCGCGGTCGTGGTGGCGCCCAAGGCAAGGGTAAGCTTACCCTGCTTCAAGACCACCGCGACGTTCTTGAGTCCGATGCATTCACCGCGCATGGAGTACGGCAGATTGACGTATTTGCTACCGTTCGTGGCAGTGCGGATCGTTATGTCGCGGAGGGGACATTCCAGAACCACCTTGACCATGTGGTCCGGGTTCACGGTCTTCACGCTTGGGGCTTGGGTCTTGGTCTTCATGGGTACTCTCCTACCCCCTATCGGGGGGCTTCCGGCTTCGCCATGATCGGCGAGGCATTCGGACCATAGCCCATCCTCGCCCTGGTAGTTACGGTATTTTTGCATGGCTCCCATCGCCAGCTATGCGCCCCATGCATGCCTCCTGCCCCAACTGTGACATTTATGCCACACCCCCCTATCCCCTTAATACCATTACATAATTCCCCGCAATCCCCCCACTAGCAACTAGCATCACTAGCAACACTAGCAACACCCCGCGCAACAATCTTCCAAAACTCCAGCAATTCCAGCAACAATCCAACAATCCCCACCCCAAATCCCTAAAATTTTAGCAATGTGAGGGTGTGAAGGTTGTGAAGGCAAAATCACAACATTTCCCCCATCCCTTATATACCTTCCTTCTAGTTAGAAAGAGACCTTCACAACCTTCACAACCTTCACAAATCCAATAAAATCAAGGGCTTAGCCCGTGAAGAGATCCCCCTTTCCCCCTTCACAACCCTCACACAATCCCATTGCAGCAACTTTGCCGCGAAACCGCGCCGGACTTTTGCAACTTCGCCGCGAGGCCGGGCGCCGCTAACCCGTTGAAATCGCTGGCTTTTTTCGACCAGCGCGTTTTTCGCATGGCAGCCCCGCAAAAATCGCACTGGACCTGGGCGACGAGCCGAGCCAGTCTCGTCGGGCCAGGGCAAAACCCCTAGCAATAACCCCCCTATATGGAGGATAGTATGACCCACCGGCCAATCTACGAGATCGCTTCTGACATCAGCCGCGATTGGAGGAAGCCCTACTTTGGGGCTGTCCCCTACCTCCAGGCAATGCATTGCTTGGTGTCGCCCTCCAGCCAATACGGGCTGGACAATGCGAAAAGCATCGTCCTGTACTTCCTGGCTAACGCTTCCTCTTGGCGGGGTGATATCGCCAGACGGATTAAGGCCGAGTTGAAGGAAATCATCAAGTGACGGAGGACACCATGGAAACCCAACTCTATACGGTTTGCCCCGTATTCGTCACTCGGCGTTACGGTGGTCCGGAAGAGGGGGGATGGTACTGGGACCACGTCCTCCCTCTTTACCATGATCATTGGTCCAAGATGGTCAGAATATTCACTGACTATCAAGAAGCCGTAGACTACGGCAATGAAGCCTATGAGGCAATTGCTTACCGCAATGAAGAACTTCCCCCTCTTGATAGCGTAGCGTCAGTAGGGAGGTATAGCGTAAATATCTTTGAGGGTTTCCCGCAAGTAACCACCACCCCTCATTACGAATAACCGAGGACACCATGAATCTCCATGAAACCATGCAGCACATCTTCAACACCGTGGTACCTCTTCTGATCCAGCAGGGAAAGGGTTCCGTTGAAACGGAGATAGATGGAGGAGTTCTTAATTGCATGTATAGGGCAAAGGACGGATCTAAATGTGCAATTGGTTGGCTTATTGCTGATGATCGCTATTCCCCGGATTTCGAAAGTAATGTCGCTGTCTCTGCTATACAAAGTCTGAATTGGATGCCTAATCCAGAATTGGATCTTACCCAGTTTAGCGGGGATATAGTATTCCATGACTTTCTGTATAACCTACAGTCCTGCCACGATAATGCTGCTGAATATACCGAGTTTGTCCAACACTTCAAGAAAGAGTGTATCAGACTACTGTCTGAGTATGTCTCTACTGCCGCACTTCAGGATTGATGCCAATTGCCTATGAGGATGGGGATCAGCAATGGTCCCCATTGTCATATGCAATCCCGCATATGGTTTGGAGGTCACAATGTATAACGGACACCGCAGCCGCAACAGTTGGAATGTTTCCCTGTGGATCATGAATGATGAATCCCTCTACAAGGAAGCATCCCACCTTGCCAAGCTCTATGGTAAAGGTAAAGGCGCCTTCAAATTCTTCCTTCGCTACGAAGGACACAAGACTCCAGATGGTTGCCTCTTCACGAAGACCAGCATTCGTGAAGCCTTTAGGGGTCTGTCATGAAAGAGATGCTGGCCTTCTCCCTGATCATCCTGATCCCCTGGCTGCTACTCGCAATCTTCAATCCCATTGGAGGCTGATATGGATAAAGTGTCTACCGCAATCTACCTCAAAGCACACCTGAAACTACACGCCAAGGGCATGAGGCACTCCCGCCTCACGGGAAAAGATCTCCTGAATCTTGCCACCATTATCACCCTCAAGAAATACCCCCGTGGCAGTTACCTCAAAGCCGTGGAAGATCTTGATATCTTCTTGGGGAATACCGCATGATCCGCTTCTACCCAATTTGGGAAGCGTGGGGTATCTTCCAAGGTGATACCCCAATCGCCGGTCCTTTCCACACCAGACACCATGCAAAAGCATGGCTTCGTCGCCACTCTAGGAGGTAACAATGAAACACCTTTGGATCTTCCGGGGTTTACCCGGATCCGGCAAGTCCACCCTCGTCAGGGAAATCTTTTTTAGGAATCTGAACTTGGATCAGTCCTGGTTTGAAGCTGATATGTGGATGGTGGATAAAAACGGTAATTACTTGTTCGACCCCACCAAACTGCCCTATTGCCACCAGATGTGCCAGGATTCTGTGAGAAACTCCATGGAAATTGGTGTTCCCCACATCTACGTTGCCAATACCTTCGTGAAGCTTGCCCACATCACCCCCTATTTGGATCTTGCTAGGAAGTACGGGTACTCCCGCTCGATCACTGTCTGCACCTACCCCGGCAAGTCCATTCACAATGTTCCCGACAAGACCCTGAATCGCATGATGGCGGAATGGGAAAGCTGAGCGTTTTCGGCAGCCCTGCCATGCAAACTTTGCACACCTCGACCCCGCCGAAACGTGCCAGCTTCTGACCCCCAACCCGGAGGAACCTATGCAAAACCGCATCTTCTCTATCGATAATGCCAAGGCATCCAAGGCTGTAGTGATGGGCTACCTTAATGCCATCCACTACATGGCACCCCATGAGGTTGCCGGTGTAGGCAATATGTGTGCCTATGCCTCCCCAGGCTGCAAGGAATTGTGCCTCGCCATGTATTCCGGCCATGCTGCCATCATCGCCAAGGGATTAACCACCAACAGCGTCAGGGAATCCCGCATCCAGAAAACCCGTCGCTTTATGAGATACCGCGATGAATACATGATGGACGTTGTCAAATCCATCCACAAAGTAGGTATCCAGGCATCCAACCTTAACTTGAAACCTGTAATTCGGATGGGTGGTGGTGATGATATCGCATGGGACAGGATCCGGGTATCCTTCCCCAGTGGTGTATATCAATCCTCCTTGATGGATGTCTTTCCCCACATGCAATTCATGGACTACACCAAGAATCTTAACAAGCTGCGCCGCAAGTTGCCAGCCAACTACCACCTCACATTCTCCCGCAGCGAACGCAACAAAGCTGAATGCCTTGAGGCATTGCGTCTCGGCTTCAACGTCGCTGCGGTATTCCGCAACAAACCCCAAACCTATTGGGGATACCCCGTAATTGACGGTGATCTTCACGATCTCCGTTTCCTGGATCCCAAGGGAGTCATCGTTGGCCTCTCTCCCAAGGGTGCAAAAGCGAAGGCCGACACTTCTGGTTTCGTAATCTGAAAGGTCCTACAATGTATAACATCCAGCGTAACGTCCCGATTCCCTCCCGCCAGGGTCGTCCCCTCAAGTACCCTGTTGATAAGCTGACTGTGGGCGATAGCTTCTTCGTCCCCATGTCGGAGGGTAATCCCTCCACAGTCACCGCTTCTGCCACCAAGAAGGCGAAGGTATTGGGCATCCGCCTCAGCATCCGCCGATTGGAAGAGAACGGCGAAGCTGGTGTCCGCGTTTGGCGGGTGGAATGAACTTAAACCTCATCCGAAACGTGAAGCTGCGGGGTCGGAAGCCCGATCTCGCAGTCTCCGTAGTCTTCAACAGGTACGAGATAGAGAATCCAGATCTACCTGTTGAAGACATCGTCGGTATCACCGCATCCCATTTCGGTGTTACCCCGCAAGTGATTTTGAAGAGGCTATGGGGATGATCTACATCGCCAAGACCCCAATGGACAACCCGCATCCTGCCATCCTGGTGGATGCTAACCTCGCAATTCCCCTTCACGAAAAGCCATGGGGAATCTGCACACCCATCGTCGGGTGGCGTAAGTGTGGCCTACACAAACCATCCTATGCCATCCTGTCCCAACCCTGGACCATCTTCAAGCTTCGCCGCAAGCTTGGATCCCTAGAAATGGAGGACCGCATGCGATTGATCAAGGCGGGGGAAGCTATCCCCTCCTTGAGGCAACGTCTCAAATCCCTGGCATGACCTTTCTTCATGTCTTCTTTCTTGCAATCTTCCTTTTACTCTTTGTGAGATAACCAATGCTCATCGATATCCAGAATACCCATGAGGGATCAGGCTTCAACAAGGTCTGTGACTTCAAGATCTCCACCAATGGGATCATGATCAAGGCGTTGACTTCCCGCCTTTACAGTAATCCTGTGGCATCCATCGTCAGGGAGTTGGCATCCAACGCACTGGACGCTTGCCCCCATACCCCCATGCAAATCACCATTCCCAATTACCTGGATCCCCAATTCACTATTAGGGATTTCGGGCCGGGCTTGTCCCGCAACCAGATGGTTGATGTGTTCTGCCATTTCGGTGAGTCTTCCAAGCGTAGCGACAACAGCCAGATCGGTGGCTTTGGGTTGGGTGCCAAGTCCCCCTTCGCCTTGGTCCACTCCTTCACCATCACCTCCTACAACAACGGCACCGAGACTACCTACATCGCATCGATTGCGGGTGATGGTATCCCCACCCTCAATGAGATCTCCAGCAAACCCACCACGGAAACGGGGTTGAAGATCTGCATTCCCTCTTCTGATGGGTACAAGTTTCGGGAAGCATTGACGCAGATCCGCTTCTTCAAGCCTCGTCCTATCATCGACGGTGAAGAGATCTCGGACCCCGAGATTGTCTACGATGACTACCTCACGATGATCCTTAGCTCCAAGGATAACAACAAACCGGGAGTATTGGTGGGTCCAGTCCTCTACCCCCTCGACACCTACAAACTGGGCACCACGGCACAGCATCCTATCATCTTGAAGTATGGTATCGGTGAGATCGAAGTCACCGCTTCCCGTGAGGAGATCGTATACAACCGACACACCATAGATGCGTTGAAGGAAGACTACGAAAACGCCATCAAGGTATACCGAAATCAAGTCACGTTAATTCTGGATCGGATGACTGATCCCGTCGAGATCGTCAAGTTTCTCAACGACAACCCATTCGTCTCCAACTACCAACGTGGTAACATTAACTATACCCACGTTGGTATCAATCTTAAGTCTTCTCATGGTATATCCTATCATACCATGAAGAAGAAGAGTGGGTGGTCTATGCTGCCCTATCCTAACAGGATATGGGATAGTTTCTCTTTGGTGTTAGTAGCTGACCAGGATTTGAAGGGTGCCTCAAAGCGCATCCAACAATACGTGATTGCTAACCCCATAGTGCCCGCCTCGATCCGGGGCAATCCTCATGTCATCATCGTACCCGACGATTCCGAAGTTACGGAAGCTAACATTCCCTACGTCAAGCTTTCTGATATGCCCATCATCAAAAGCAAACGGGCAATCAAGTACCGTACCTTGAGTAAGCGCAACAAGTTTGTGCCCGCCACCGAAACAGCAAACCACTACATCAAGTTGGATTCCGACATGAAGTGGTGCCACCTTGACATCGACCACAACATGTTGTGCAATCTCCAAGAATTCTATGACTTCCCCATCTACGTGTTGCCTCACGATTTCAAGGGCAAGCTGAAGAATCTCATTGACTTGACGCCGATCCATATGGCAGCCTTCGCCGCATGGGATGCTGAGAAGGGGGAGGATGCCGCAGCATGCGGTGCAGATTGGTCTTCTTACGGAGTGGCAAGGTATCGTAACCTCATCGAGATCCTCTCCACCAAGGGGCTTCTTCCTCCCGTCCCCAATCTGGTCTTTGTGCCTCAGATATTTCAGCCTCTCTTCACCAGACCCAGCACCCAGTGGAACACCAGACTTCAACAGGTACTACACAACTTCCCTATGCTCAAGCATGTCGAGCATCATTCTGGCACCACAACTTCTCCCTGCTACTCTCAACTCATCAACCTCATCCTGAAAGGAATCTGATATGTATCCCTACCTCATCACCAACGACACCGTCACCATCCTCAAGGATTACCAACCCATCACCATCGATGGATCCCACCCCAATTTCGAGGAGGTCAAGACCCACCTCCGCAACGGGAATTGGGATGCTGCCGTTGAGTTGATGTCTCCCGTTACTGCGGTGGCTTCCTGGGCTTCCGGCTTGGTGATCTCTGGCAACACCATCACCTACAAGGGTGAGGTGCTGGACAACGCCATCGTCCCCCACATCCTGGAGTTGCGTAGCCAGGGGTTCGACGTTACCCCCTTTATGAACTTCCTTGGCCGCCTCCTTGCCAACCCCTCGATGCGTAGCCGCAACCAGATGTGGCGCTTCATCTCCACCAACAAGATCACCATCACCCCCGATGGCAATCTCCTCTTCTACAAGAGGGTGAAGGACAACTACTGGGATTGCCACACCGGCAACAGTAACCACTACACCATCGGCTCTGTCCACACCATGGACCGCAGCCTTGTCGATGATGACCCCGAGTCTACGTGCAGCCACGGTCTCCACGTTTGCAGCTACGAATACCTCAAGGAGTTTGGTGGGCAACGCACCCTCATCTGCGAGGTGGATCCTGCCGACGTTGTCTCCGTCCCCATCGACTACAAGAATACCAAGGTGCGGGTCTGTAAGCTGAAGGTTCTGTCGGAAACCAGCAATCCGACCCCCAGCCAGACCACCTACGCCTAAGGGGGCACCTCCCGAGGGTGACCGGCGGCATCCAACAGCAGCAAGATCTGATCCGTGCCCCCCGCCTGTCATGGACGGTCAATCAGGTCAACCGCCGGATCTAATTACAGGAGAACCATATGCGTGTCGTATACCCAGCCCACCCTATGGTGGCATGGTACCTGAAACGTACCGGCTTCAGGGCAATCACCCTCCCCTGGAAAACAGTCCACATGCTGGACGATCCCCACCTAAACCCCGGTCTCCTCCAACATGAAGCAATCCATGTAGAGCAGATCGAAAGGTTGGGTGTCTTCAGATTCACCGTCTTCTATCTGTGGTATCTGCTGCGCCATGGGTATTGGGACAACCCCCTTGAAATCGAAGCCCGCGATAGAAGTGGACATCACTGATGAAAATCCCTACCAAAACTCCTGAAGACGAAGTGTTCATTGCCATCCTGAATTATCTTGAGGAAAAGCATAGCGGTAAAGACGACGCAGATATCTTAGCTACGACGCTGAGGTTCTTTACAACTTCTATGCTCTCCTTCATAGCTAACACTTCCCCTCCCGGCAATGAAGTCAAGGTGCTGGAGTTAACATACAATGCCATGCGGGATATCCTACTGCAAAAGGTGAAGAGGGAAATCAATTGAGCGACTCCGAAATCTTCGATGCCGACTTTGAAACTCTATCAGAGGAGCAACGTGATGCCATTGCTGCACGGCTTACCAAAACACTCCTACGCTGGAGTAAAGTTAGAGGGGATGAAGCCTTCCTCCTACTCCATGCCAACGACATTGCAGAAAGCAAAACACTGGAAGCAGAAAGCAAGTGACGAGGAGTGGCTAGGCAACCGCACCCTAGCCCTCCACTACTACACCATGGCGGAAACCTACATGCGGCGACACCTCAATGGAGATCTCTATGACCCACCCTTCTGATCTAGTCTTGCGACTTGCATCAGCCCTGGCATTGGTGCAATTCCCCCACAAGGATTGGTCCCTCCTCGCCGATGAGGAGAAAGGGTTCTACACCCAGGACGCCTTCGATTTCCTGCTAGCTTGCCGCCTAGCCAACATCCAGGTGACCTATGACATGCAATGAATGTGGCGGGGCGGGCTTCATCATCCTATGGTCCCGCGTCCCAGCCAACTACCCCACTGGTTGGCACGATCAACCCTACAGGGAGGAGTGCCCGACATGCCAAGGATCAGGCCACACAGAGGAGACAGACGATGAGTAATTCCGATCCCTATCTTGATCGCGACGCGATTCATGCGGCGCTAGAGGCTGACGCGAGGCAATGGCGACGCGACCGCCGAGAACGCATCGCGACGGCGGCGCGGGCGACGGCGTGGGCAGCGGCGGCGACGGAGGCGGAGGCGGCAGGGTCAGACGAGAGGACCGCCCAGGCCGATGAACTGCGCCGAGTCTGCCGCGAAATCGAGGACGGGAGAGATCCGTATCCGGAGGAGGATGAACGATGAGCGATGCATTTAACGCAAGCAAACAAGGAAACGGACAATGAAAATAGGGGTCGAGCTATTAGTGATCACCGCCGAGGAAGCAACGGCGATACAGACGGCGCTCGCTCAACTCCAGACCGCGCTCGATGCGGTGACCCGCGAACGCGACGAGGCGCGGGCCGAGGGGGGGAGGCTGCGCGCAGAGCGCGACACGTTGCTGCTCGATGCGCGCGACTTTCTGCGCTGGTTCAACAGGCATCATCCAGATCCGTCCAGCAATCCAGACCACCCGTGGTGCGCGCTCAACGACAGGCTGAATGCACACGCGGACGTGCTGGCGACTTTCGATTCGGGCGTAGAGACCAAAGAGGCCAAGCCATGACCGACGACATCACTCAACGGCTGCGGGTCACCATGCCGGACTTCAAAGGCATAGAAATATCCTGCCCATGTCGCATTCGATCATTGCTGATGAGGGAGGCCGCAGATGAGATCGAAAAGCTGACCCGCGAGCGTGACGAGGCGCGGGCCGAGGTTGAGCGGCTGCGAGATGCGCTACGGGACGCTCTGGATGGGCTGCGTTACTGGGTTCCCCAAACCAGCGTTGGCGCGGTTGAAAAATGCAGAATCATGGAGAAGGGAATAGAGGCTCTTGAGGTCAAGTCAGCGGTTGAAAGGTGCCGATTTATGGAGAATGGAATAGAGGCACTGGAGGTCAATCCATGACCGACGACAAGATCGCAGAAATCCGCGCGCGGTATGCGGGCTACAGCTTGAACTCAGGCAATGCTGGCAAAGCAAACGAAGATCGCGGCTGGCTGCTGGCCGAGAACGAGCGGCTTCGCGCGGAAGTCGAAAGACTTAAAGAAGAACCAGCGTTGCTGAGAGCAGCGTTGATTGATCTTTGTAATGCCAGCCGAGGCGCCCTCGCAGATGCCTACGGCAGGGCAAGAAATAGCAAGCTGAAAGGAGAAGAGAAATGACTGTCTTTCTGATATCCCTTATCCTTGGATTGCTGGTGGGATTCCTACTATGAGATGGAATGGACACTTCATTAAGGCTGAGGTAGTTGAGAAACCCCAGAAGGTGGCATCTCTCAACGCTACCGATGTGAAGGTACGGGATCTTATCATGCAAGCCAGAGGGGATAAGGAGATTGCCCGCATCCTGGATCTTACATTTGATCAGGTCAGCCACTCAGTGCGGCGTATCCAGAAAGCAATGCAAGCAAGAAACCGTGTCGAGATTGCAATCAAAGGGGTGATGGAAAGATGCTCATGCTGTTCGCGTTGCACGTCCTCGCCTGTCCCCTTGGAGAAAAGCCTGGACACCGTGAGTGCGTCGCAGTAATAGCGGAGACTCCCAGCGTTGCGGAGTGCCGCCAACTCTACCAGGAAATCAAAGCCACGTTGCCAGCCAACTTGCACTTGGGATTCCCCGAGTGTGTCAGACTGAGGAAGAGAAATGAAACTGACAAATAAGTACAACCTTCCCGCCCCCATGGTTGCCGCCTTGGAGGCTGACGAATATGACAACGGTGGTAGCGACATTACCGCGACCTCCTTGTGGAAGCCACCCTACATGGTGGATCTCCAGAAGAAGCACCCCGGCATTGAAGTGGATGCCAGCGATCTGTTGGGATCCCTCCTTGGGGTTGGCTTCCACGCAGTGATGTCTCGCTATGACAACCAAGCCATCAGCGAGAAGCGTCTCTTCGCCCACATCGAGGGTGTCAACCTGAGTGGGCAATTCGACAGGCTGATCCTTGAGGAGGGTATCCTCCAAGACTACAAGGTCACCAGCGTCGCACGCTTCAAGCACCAACTGGTGGAGTCAGAATGGGAAAACCAACTCAACACCTACGCCATGCTGCTGCGTCGCCACGGTGTCGAGGTCAAAGCCCTCCAGATCGTGGCCTTCCTGCGGGACTGGCATAAGGCATCCTCCCAGCGCAGCCTTGACTACCCGCCCCTTCCCGTCCAGGTAGTGACTATCAACCTGTGGGATGCGGAGGAAGCAGAGGCCCGCATTGCAGAGAGGGTCAACCTCCACAAGGATCCCAAACCCTGCACCCCCGAAGACCAGTGGTACAAGGCACCCAAGGTAGCGGTGATGAAGGATGGCAGGAAGACTGCCGTGAAACTCTTCGACACCCAGGGCGAAGCGGAAGCCTTCATTGCCAACGCCAAAGACTCAAAGCAACTCTACATCGAGACACGCAAGGGAGCCTACCTCCGCTGCGAAGAGTATTGCAGCGTATCTTCAGTATGCCCCCATTGGCAATCATTGAAAGGAGAAGAGTGATGGACCGTCTTACAAAGATCCGCCTCTGGCATGAGCATGTCAAGATGCAGTACGATGGCAAGCCTAGTAGGGCACATCAAGATCGAGAAGTCATGCTGTCTGAAATTGACAAGCTGCAAGCGGAGGTCGAGCGGCTGCGCGCGAAGAACGAGAAGCTGCGGGCAGTTTTGGAGATGGTCCGTGATGCAGACGACGACTGTCGCATGGACGGCTTGGCGACAATCCCAGCCGCAGCGCGGCAAAGCATTGATGATGCACTGGAGGCCAAGCCATGACCTCCTGCGTCGCGGCCTACGTATTTGGCTATGTCTGGGCGCTGCTCTGGCACAAGCTCGTTGTGGAAAGGAGCGATCCATGACCGACAAGCAAATCAAACTATTGTTTTCTGTTGCCTTCTTGGAAGCCATTCGCATCAGCCCAAGGCGGTGGGTATATAAAGATGATTGTACCCGTAGGTGGTACATCGTATCGGAAAAGCAGATGTTGGCTTTGGCTGAGCATTGTGCAGATCCGCTGCTCGTTGATGCCTATTCTATTTGGTGTGCCAATAATCTTGCAAAAGAGATGCCTCAAGGTTGGCAACCTCCCGGAAATCCGTATAGGTGAAAGGCTACGCCATGACGTACAAACACATCGGGGGTAGCATCTTCAAAGGTAGCAAGCAACTGATGATCATCGTTGCTGTGGAGGCCAGCCCCAAACTTGTAGACACCATAGCAGAAGAAGTAGTAGCAACTCTCAAAAGGAAATCCAAACGTGATCGACTTCGCAAATCTACCAAAAGTTCCGACAGCACTTGAGATCACCACCCTCCTGGAAGAAACCATGGATCACCTGACAGATGCCGGGAAGAGGGGTGACTTCCAAGGCATCGTCTTCAACAACGATGAAGACGCTCTTCAATGCTATGAAAACTTCCAGCGGTTGGCGGATATGGTCAACAGCTTCATGGGGAAAGACGATGCTTGACAAGTGGGACACCCGCTTCCTCCATCTCGCCAGCCACGTCGCCTCATGGTCCAAGGATCCATCGACCCAGGTCGGGGCCGTGTTGGTGGGGACCCGCAAGCAAGTCGCCCTGGGCTACAACGGATTCCCGCCAGGAATAGCGGACTCGCAGAATCGCTTGACGCACCGGGAGATTCGGCTACGATACACCCTGCACGCAGAGAGGAACGTCCTGGACAACGCGGCTTTCCCCACCAAGGGAGCCACGTTGTATACGACGCACCCGCCCTGTTGCAACTGCGCCCTCAGTATCGTCAGCAAGGAAATCTCCCGTGTGGTGGCACTGCCTGTATGTGATTCATTCCTTGAGAGGTGGGGTGCAGAGATCTTTCAATCTCGCGAGATCTTTCGCGAAGCTAATATCGAATGCAATTTCTAAATGAAGTGGACACACACGGCTGACCTGTCAGCCACCATCAACAAGTACCCCCCTGGTACCACCGTCCTGTTGGACGACCCCGGCTGCGACCCGGCAACCATCAAGCTACCAGATGGCACGCTGAGTTGGGCACATAGAAGCGAAATGGAGAATTTGAAATGCCTGTATTCTCGAAACACCCAAACCAAAAGCGCGTGAAGCTGTTGCTTCTCGGAGATCCTGGGGCTGGCAAGACCGGCCTTATGGCGACCCTCGCCAACCTGGATTACAAGGTCCGCATCCTTGATCTCGACAACAACCTCGGGATCCTGAGTGCCTACCTCAAGGAAGACAAGGCCGACAACATCTCCTACTTCAGCATTGCCTCCAAGGATCCCGACTCCTGGAAGAAATCCATTGCTGTCACCACCAAGTGGGAGTTGCCCGATGAGAATCTCGGACCCCTCGAAAGCTGGGACAACAAGACGGTGCTGGTGGTGGATAGCGCCACCTTCTGGAACGATGTCTGCATGTCTCAAGTCCTCAAGGAAAACGGTATTGTGGACGATAAGAGCGGCTTCGACCGCAGCCTCTGGGACGTTATGCGGAAGCGATTCGAAAACCAGATTGCCCGCCTCACCAGTGACAAATACAATTTCCATCTGGTGCTGATTGCCCACCTCCGTCTTATCGAAAACCAGAAGACAGGCGGAATCGTCAAGGCATTCCCCAGTTTCCTCGGGCAGCAACTCCCCACCATTGTTGCCCGCTACATGAACAACGTCTGGCTTGCGACCCGCGCCAAGGACGGCAAGCCAGTGTTGCAAACGCAGACGACCCGTGATATGGGTTACCTGAAATGCAGCGCACCCCATCGGGTAGTTGCAGAGGCACCATTCGATCTGGGTGCCGTCTTCAAGCAGATCGAAAACTGAAAGAGAAGAGAATAGAGATGACTGATTTCTGGAACAAGACCCTTGAAGGCGTTGAAGATATCCGCGAGATCCCGCCGGGGCGCTACCTCGGTTACGTCTCTGGCTACAAGCTTGATGTCACGCAGGACAACAAGCCCTTTGCTGTCCTGGAATTCAAGGCGCGCGAAGCCCTGAGTGGTCAGGACCTGGAAGGCGTCGAGTTGAATCGCGTCCTCCGCAGCAGCCGCCTCTACTTCACCGACGCTGCTGCCAAATACAGCAAGGCTGCGCTGAAGAAGATCGACCCGGATCTCAACGACAAGATCCCGGCGAAGGAAGCCATCGAGGGTCTCGTCGGCTACGATGTGAAGTTCGACTACAAGGCTGAGAAGTCCCGCGACGGGAAGGAATACATGAACGTCGCTTCCTGGATCGCAGCCTGATGTAGGAACGCTGGGTGGGGATTGGGTTAGCCCCACCCAGCAACCCCTGGAGACTAATCATGGATACGCAGCAAGCCTTCAACAAAGCCTACCTCGGCGTCCTCAAACAGGGTGGCATTTCCCGAGATGAATACGATACTTGCGTGTATCGAATCCAGAAGGGAAAGAGACTTATGAAGTGTGGCATAGGCCACCTCATTGAAAAGAAAGATTACACCCCCGCAATGGAGAAAAAAGACGTTGAGGATCTTTCGAACAAGGAACTTCTTCCCTCGCATCTCTGCCGTCTTTCGCTTGAGTTCCTCATGGACTTACAAGAGGCACATGATGATGTGAAGACAGTTTCCAAGACTCCTTTGGAAGACTTCAAGCAAAAAATGAGGGTGGTCGCAGCCAAATACAACCTGACTGTGCCATGCTGATCCTCCTCGATTATCCATCCGTAGATTCCATGAAGGCGGGGGTCCCTCTTGCGGGATACCCCGCTTCTCTTTTTAAGATTGCCGCAAAGTACGCAGATCTTGGGGCTGTGGAATTCATCACCCTCTTTCCCCACCCACCCCGCTTTGAAAATCCCAGCAACTACTTCCACAAGAAGAAGGAAGTACCTGATGAAGCAGCCGGCAATCCTACCAGCAAGCAGCTTGGATATCTCAAGTCGGAGTTTGTCCCGCATTACAATAGGGTGCGGGATAGGTGCCGAGATGCCAACTTCATTCTCGCTATGGGGGATCTGTCCCTCTGGTCCCTTACAGGGGAGAAGCTATCTGACCATCGAGGCACCATCCTCTACACAGACGATGACATCAGGGTCGTTGCCACCCACCACCCCAGGTCAATCGTAAAAGACCACAGCCTTCTCCCCGTGGTTGCCATGGATCTGAAGAAGGCGTGGCAGGAATCCCAGAAGAAGACATCCACCTTTCCCCGACGCACCATCCACATCGTGGAGGATGATCAGGATGTGGCGGAAGCTACCCAGCAGATACTGAAGGCAGAGTCCTTCGCCTTCGACATTGAGACGGCAAACCAGCAGATCACCATGATTTGCTTTGCCACCTCCCCCCATGAAGTCTATGTGTTTCCCCTGGTGCTACCCTTTGGTGAGGCTACCCCCGCCAAGAAGCAAGCCATCGCCACCCTCATGGCTTCCCCCAAAATCAAGATTGCCCACAATGCCGTCTACGATTTAACCTACCTGAAGCGGGAAGGCTACCCCATCAACTACCCTGTTGATGACACCATGCTTCTCTCCCATAGTGTGGAGATCGAGTGGCCCAAATCCCTGGGCTTCCTTGGCAGCATCTACTGCAACGAGAAATCGTGGAAGCTTCTGAGGGTGGGCAAGGTGAAGGACAGGAACAAGAAAGATGAGTAAGAAGCGGGAGTACCAATCCAACCACAACATCATCTTGGGTGGCTGGGATGAGATGTCCTACCAAGCTCACGTTGATCCCGTGGCCCCCAAGGAATACAGCCCCGAAGAGAAGTTGATGCTGGCTGTGGTGGTTCAGGCTGTGGAGGATGCCACCTCCCCCAAAGTCACCCCCGTTATCCGGGATCAGGCAAGGACTGCAATCTTCACTTCATCGGCAACCAACATCAAAGACTTCGTCCTCTTCCTTGGGTATGACTACGACTACTTCAAGGAGACTGTGGCTCGCATGATCAAGGAGGGCAGGACGATCAATCGTGCTGCGTTGTTTGGGGGTGGTTGACCTCGCCTACTTCACCCGCGAGGACACCATCATCCTCAACGTGATGGTGGATGGTAGCTTCCACAAGATCCCCCTATCCGAAACCCACACCCTATCCCTCTTGAAACAATTGGTGAAGGGGCTGGAGGAACAATGGACAAGTATACCCAGAAAGTGATTGCCTCCTATACGGAGAGAGCCAAGCGGGGCTTCTTGAAGTATGGCACCACCATGGAGAGGGAAGACCTCACCACCCACCAGTGGTTGACCCACGCCCAAGAAGAGTTGCAGGACTTCACCATCTACGCCATGCGTATCATTGATGAGTTGGAAAGGCTGAAGGCCAAGCTATGAAAACCATCACCACAGATAAGCTGCCCCCGATGGATGATACCCTCCAGCACATGGTTTACAATGGGCTGGATGGGATGATGACCCAGGAAATCTACAGGGTCTTGAAGCCAAACAACACCTATGAGTTTGAGAAATCCCTTCTCCCCCTGGCAATCGATATGATGGACAAGGGTATCCTCATTGATCCCCAGAAGAAAGATGTCATTGCCAAGGAGTTGGAGACCTCCCTCAAGAAGGTAGAGGACAACTTCAACTACATCTGCCAGAAGGTGTGGGGCAAGACATACAATCCCCGTAGTTACACCCAACTCAAGGAGTTGCTCTACCAGAGGTTGTACCTTCCGGAGGTGATCGTATCCAAGAAGGGAGAGAAGAAGGTATCCACGGATAGGGATACCCTGGAGAAACTCCACCGGGAATATACCAGGGCTATGCCCATCACCACCCCCCTCCTCCAGATGCGGGACCTATCAAAGACACTGGATACTGTGACAAAGCAGCTATCCCCTCAGGGTAGGTGGCATGCCAACTTTAACATTGGGGGTACGGATACCGGCAGATGGAGTAGCAGCAGCCACCCTTATGGGTGGGCCAGCAACCTCCAGAATATCGATGACTTTGTCCGCCGCATGTTCATCCCCGACCCCGGCTACATCTTTGTAAATTGCGATCAGCAGGGGGCGGAGGCCAGAGTCGTCGGCTACCTTGCGGGTGATGAGACCTACATCAAGGCTGTTGAGTCGGGGGATGTCCACACCATGGTGGCCTCGATGGTGTTTGGCTTTGAGCCGAAGAGGGAGTTGGCTGACCGCAAATACTATCGGGAGATGTCCTACAGAGATATCGCCAAGAGGGCGGCCCACGGCAGCAATTATGGTGGTACTGCCCGCACCATCGCCATCACCCTCAAAGTTGAGATCAAGGTCATCGAGGAATTCCAGAAGCTATACTTCAAGACCTTCTCCAAAATTAAGAAGTGGCACTCCTGGATCCTCCAGGAAATACAGACCAAGCATAGGTTGGTGACCCCCTTTGGCAGGGTGCGTAACTTTTGGGGTAACCCCCACGACGATGCGACGCTGAGGGCAGCCATTGCCTACGTGCCCCAATCCACGGTGGGGGATCTCACAGCCCGTGGTCTCCTCGAAATCTATGGCAAGTTGCCGGAAGTCCAGATCCTCAACAACATTCATGACGCAGCTTTTTGCCAAGTGGAGCAAGATAAGGTTGCCCTCCTCCTACCCCAGATTGTAGAATGCCTCACGCATCCCCTTGAGGTCACCGACATCTTTGGGGTGAAGAGGCAGATGCTGATCCCGTGGGAGTCCCAGACTGGGATGAACTGGGGGAAGCGCAAGAAGGACAACCCCGATGGACTTTCCTGACTACCTTGGTAGCAAATTCCACAGCCAGCGATTGGCAAACAAGATCCTCGCCTACTACAGGAAGCGCGGGCGAGAAGTCTCCGTTGATGTTTTGAAGGAAGGGAATGTGTATGTCGTCCGTTGCAATTTCCGATTCGCGCCACCGACTCCCCAATCGGCGCGAGTCTACGATTGAAGAACTCTACTTCAATGGGGAGAGGTACCACATCTCCTACTCCATCCATGGTGGGGAGATCCGGGAAGTCTTCGTATCAGGACCTCGGGCTGGCACCGATCTCTACGCTATCTGCTGCACTGCCGCCACGGTAATCAGCATTGCGTTGCAGTATGGGGTACCCCTGAAGGTGATGCGGGATGCTTCCTTGCGGGACAAGCAGGGCAACCCCACCGAAATCATTGGAGCGTTGCTGGATGTCTTATGTGAGGTTAGGCCAGAGGCCGAGAGTGCTGCCGCGCGATACATACAACACTCTGCAAAGGCGCGGCATTAA